CTATGAGTCAGGGGGCTTGTAGGACTGAGTTGTGTCTCATATTCATGTGTTCGAAGAATAAGATCCAAAAATGGGAGAATGAACACTTGGAGTTTAGAGAGGCGCTCGCGCTAGGAGAGGAGTTGGCTGAGGCTTGGTGGGTCAAGGTGGGGAGAATGAACTTGGAGCTTAGTGGTTTCAACACTCAGCTTTGGAAAGCCAACATGGCGAATCGGTTTGGTTGGAAGAGTGAGATCAAGGAGAAGAGAGGTCAGTTGGATGTCAACGTCAATGAAACTCGAAGAATCGAACTTGATACATCCGTATCGGCTCGGGCAAAGGTCCTTACGATCCTCAACAAGGTTGGTGCGCTCGAATCCGGAGCTGATCCCGTTATTGACGCCGAAGTGGTCGAAGTACATCCCTCACACGCCGACTCCGAAGCAGGAAGCGTTTCTGCTGCTGGATGATTTGGATGTGTTCTATGGTGGCGCTGTGGGCGGGGGGAAGTCAGATGCGTTGTTGATGGGAGCGCTTCAGTATATGGATACTCCTGGATACTCAGCCATCCTTCTCCGTGCGACGTTTAAAGAACTGTCGTTGCCTGACGCGATTATGAGTCGGTCTAAAGAGTGGCTCATGAATACGGATGCTAAGTGGTCGGAGTCGGAGAAGACTTGGACCTTCCCATCAGGGGCTGTGCTTTGTTTCGGACATTTGGACGGACCGAACGATCACCATCAATACCAATCTGCTGCCTTTCAGTTCATAGGGATAGACGAGGCTTCAAAGCTGCGTTGGAATCAGATAAGGTACATGTTCTCACGGTTGAGGAAAAAGGTGGACATGTACGATCCGGAGGGTAGACCTGTCCCATTGAGGTTTAGGATGGCGTCGAACCCGGGAGGTCCTTCTCACGAACCCATTAAGGTGAAGTACATAGATCCTAAGACTCGTAAGAAAACTGTGATCTTTGTTCCGGCTTGGTTAGAGGATAACCCTCACTTGGATCAGGAGGCTTATGAGCTTTCTCTTATGGAGTTGGATTATGTGACACGGGAGCAACTGCGTAAGGGGCGTTGGGATGTCGTGGCAGAAGGAGGGCTTTTCAAGAGGCATTGGTTCAAGATCGTACCCATGGCTCCCATTAAGGCGAAGAGAATTCGGTATTGGGATCTCGCGGCTACTGAGAAGGTTCTTACGGTGACGGGGCGAACGCGACAGAATCATCCTGACTGGACGGTAGGGGCCAAATTGGCTTGGGATCCGGATGGTATCTTGTACATCGAAGATATCATTCGGGTACAGGAGACTCCGCGTGTAGTGGAGAAGTTAGTCAAGCAAGCCGCCATTTTGGATGAGAGATCAACATCGGTGGTCATGGAGCAGGAGCCGGGGGCGGCTGGGAAGAACACGATCGATAACTACTTGCGGAATGTCTTGCCGGGTTGGGATTTTCACGGTGACAGACCGACGGGTCAGAAGGAAGAGTATGCCCGTCCATTGTCGGCTTACTCAGAGGCTGGGAATGTTTGCATATTCAGAGATCCCCGGTGGAATGGAACACTTCTCAACGAATTTGAGGCTTTTCCATACGATCTGAATGACGATATCGTAGATGCGGTGTCAAAGGGGTTTTGGATTCTGAGTAAGACGAAAAAGAGGTGTGGGACATGGTGAAAGAAACATGTCCTGTATGCGTTCAGGGTTCTTGGGGTGTACTTACGGGCGCGTTTTAGGTTGAAGAGGCTACAGGGACCGTTATTTGGTCGTAGAAAGGTCGTAAGAGTCTGGTGGCAGTGTGGTTTGTTGTAAAGTGCTGTGGATTTGCACAAAGATTTCCCTTGCCGTATATTGGTGAAGTAGACAAATGATTCCACTTGGAGGTTTCAATGGCAGACAGTAAGTCCGAACAAACAGGCATTCGCAAAGCCTTCAGAGCTATGGCGACTGCCATTACTTCGCGGGCCGCTCTTTTCAACAGGCTGGGTAAGTCATTCGGTGGAGACCGTGATCTTTACACAGCTTGTGGATATCCTGAAAGTCTCACGTTTAGTGACTACTATGGTCGCTATGAGAGACAGGATATCGCGCAGAGGATTGTGAATGCTTATCCAGAGGCCACTTGGCGTCTCCATCCTGAGATTAAGGAGACAGAAGATTCTGAACCAGACGAACTCACAGAGTTTGAGCAGAATTGGGTAGATCTGGAGAAGAAGTTTCAGATCTATCACTATATGGATCGTCTGGATAAGGTTGCTGGTATAGGGGACTATGCCGTTCTCCTTCTGGGCTTTGATGACACGAGTAACTTCGAGGCCCCTGTTCAAGAAGGAGCCAATCTCATCTATCTCCAAGTGTACGCACAACCAAAGGCTCCCATTTCTGGTTGGGTAAAAGATGCTTCAGATCCCAGATTTGGACGTCCTGAACAATACACCCTTACCTATGGAGATGCCGAAGTTTCACCCAGTACCTCTGAGAGCACCATTGTTTCCAGTCCTGGTGGACAGATGAAGGTTCATTACTCCAGGATTCTGCATGTAGCCGACGGCACTCTCACCAACGAGGTGTATGGTATTCCCAGGCTCCGCCCGGTGTACAATCGGCTTCAAGATCTTGAGACCATTGTGGCGGGTTCGGCTGAGATGTTCTGGAAAGGTGGCTTCCCGGGGTATGCCTTTGAACTGGATCCAGAGGCAGATATTGGCACAATGGATGTTGATAATCTGACAAGCCAGATAGAGAGTTTCATGCACAACATGACTCGCTTTCTCCGGTTGCAGGGAATCAAGACAACCATGTTGAAGCCAGAGATCGCAGATCCAGACAAACATGTGGATACGCAACTGAAACTCATTTCAGGTACGACTGGTATTCCGCTGCGTATTCTCACAGGCTCTGAACGGGGGCAGTTGGCTTCAACTCAGGATACTGACAACTGGGATAGCCGGGTAGACGAGCGCCGGGTCAACTTTGCAGAGCCAGTGATATTGAGACCCTTTGTCAATCGTTTGATTGAGATTGGTGCTCTAGCAAAACCGAATAAAGACTTCGACATTGTTTGGCCCGACATCAAGTCTCTGAGTGAGAAGGCTAGGGCTGACATTGCTCGTGTCTACTCCGAAGCCATAGCTCGTTATGCCCAAACTCCCGGCATTGAACGGGTCATGCCGCCGGAAGACTATCTGTCCATTGTCATTCGTCTGGAGCCCGAACAGATTGACGCTATCAAGAAACGGTTGGAAGATGAGTTCGGAATGGAAGCTAAAGACTTCATGTCACTTCCTCTCGATCATGGAGAAGCTCTAACCCGTCCAGCGCCGACAGGTGAAAGAGAAGAGGAGCCGGAAGCCGCCGGATAATGGGTTGTACTTGCCATCAATCGGGTTTGTCTCCATTCTTTCAGATTTTTGCGTCTGATCCTACACACACGCTGACTTTGCGTAATCAATTTGCCGCAGACATGAAGCGCAGATTCCGTATGATATCCAAACTCATACGAGAGTCTGTGTATGTGAATGACTGTTTTGGTTTGAAAGACATCCCCACCACGCTTGATGCCATTCCCTCGAAAGCGTTTGCCTTTCGTACCGATCCTGAAAAGGTAGAGGAGTTTTTGGCGTGGCTTCAGGGTCAGGTAGACGCGAGAGTTCTTGAGGTTGAAGTGCGAGAGGGAGCTAGGGTCTTGGCTAAGAGTCCCTGGATGAACACCTATCTCCACTCAGCCTACCGCAAGGGACAGACTCGCGCAGTACAGGAACTCAAGAAAGCCGGATACTATGATGATACCATTGCTGGGGCTGTTCTTTCCTGGGGAGTAGCCGCTCCCATTCATGCTACTGCCGTAGCCATGCTTTTCACACGGGCGTTCAATGAGTTGCAGGGTATCACCAATGCTATGTCTCAGCAGATCAGTAGAGTGCTGGCTCAGGGACTTGTGGATGGTAAAAATCCATTGGTGTTAGCTAGAGAACTCATCAATCGTGTAGAGACTGTCGGTGATCTTTCAATGACCGATAGCTTGGGTCGGTTCATCCCCGCTAAGGAAAGGGCTGTAATACTCGCTCGCACGGAAATAGTTCGTGCTCATCATGTTGCTACGATTGAGATGTATCGAGAAGCAGGAGTAGAAGGAGTCGCAGTCAAAGCTGAGTGGCGAACGGCTGGAGATGCGCAGGTTTGCCCGATTTGCGCTCCTCTGGAAGGAACAGTATATTCTCTTGACGAGATTGAAGGTATGATC